ATAGAGAATCAAAAAATTGATATATGCGATGAAGATACAATATTAGAAATATCAACGTTTGTATCAAGAGGACAATCATATGAAGCTTCTGAAGGAAATCATGATGACTTAGTGATGAATTATATTTTATTTGGTTTCTTTGTAGGAACAACTTACTTTGGTGAACTTACTGATATTAGTATAAAGAAACTTATGTTTGAGCAAAGAATGCTAGAAATTGAAAACGATGTACTTCCATTTGGCATACATGATGACGGACTACCAGAAACTCATGTAGAAATCGAAGATGGATGGGCTGTTGAATATTCTGATAAGAATTTCTAGAAAATAAAATTATATAAATATAGTTAATTGAACATAACCGTATTATGAAACATCAAAAACTTATAATTTTCTATTTGGAAGGGAAGAGACATGGCTTTATTCGCACCATCTGAGTCTCCAGCCGTCGTAGTCAAGGAAGTAGATCTAACGGGTATCGTACCTAACGTACAGTCGTCAACAGGCGCTTACGTAGGAAGATTTCGTTGGGGACCTGTCGGCGAAACAAGACTCATATCAAACGAAGCGGGATTAGTGGAAGCTTATACCGCACCAGACAATGCACATTCAATAGATTATCACGGAGCAAGTTACTTTTTAAACTATTCTAACAGTTTACAAGTTGTTAGAATGCACAATGGAGCTAATAACTCCCATAGTGGAGACAGTGCAACGCTCGCAGTGGCTATTGGAAACGAAACAGACTTTGATGCTCAACTAGCAGCATTAGATTCTGACAACATAGGATATGTCGGAAAATATCCAGGTGAGTTAGGAAACTCATTAAAACTAGAAACTTTCGCGGCTGATGCCTCTGGCTCAGTCTCAACATTTGCTTCTTGGCCTTTTAGCGCATTCTTTGATAGAGCGCCAGGTACAAGTGCAACTGCAACTGCAGATACTGCAACTCATGACGAAGTACATGTAGCAGTTGTTGACGAAGACGGAAAGTTTTCTGGAACAAAAGGAACAGTTTTAGAAGTATTTCCACACGTATCAGTTGCTGAAAATGCAAAGAATACAGACGGAAGTACAAATTATCTAAAAGAAGTTATTAATAGACAATCTCAATACGTATGGGTCGCTGATATCACACAGCTCAACTTAGGTAGTGCAGCCGGAACTGCAACGTCTCCAGCTAAAAACTATGCTACTGGTAGATCAGCATCACGTACTCAAACATCACTGGCTGACGGTGATGATGGGATTGCATTGACGACAGGTAACTATCAAACTGGATTTGACTTGTTTGAAGATCCTGACGTCATAGAAGTGGACTTCTTAATAGCACCAGGTCTAGCCTCTTCATCAGATCAGGTAACTATTGTTAACGACTTAGTAGGAACAGCTCAGTCCAAACGGAAAGACTGTGTTGTTGTAACATCACCAAACAGAACGGCAGTTGTTAATAATGCCGCGAGTGCGGTGACTGACGTTGCTACAGGAGTCGGTAACTTTACTAAGAGTTCATATCTTATCGTTGATAATAACTATCTTAAAGTTTATGATAAATTTAATGATAAATTTATCTTCATACCAGCAGCTTCATCGACAGCTGGCCTTATGGCAAATACTGATAGAGTCGCTGCACCGTTCTTTTCACCTGCAGGTTCACGAAGAGGTCAATACCTTGGAGTCACTGCATTAGCATATAATCCTAATAAATCAGATAGAGATGTTCACTATAAGATTGGAGTCAATCCTGTAGCGAATCTTCCTGGTCAAGGAATATTACTATTTGGTGATAAGACACATCAAGATCGACCATCTGCATTTGATCGTATTAATGTTAGGCGTTTATTTCTTGTACTCGAAAGAGCAATCTCTACGGCTGCTAAAGCAACTATCTTTGAATTCAACGATGAATTTACAAGATCAGAGTTTACAGGTATTGTGGAACCAGTTCTTCGAAACATTCAAGGAAGACGTGGAATTACAGACTTTAAAATAGTCTGTGACGAAACTAATAACGGCCCAGAGATTGTCGATACTAATCAATTTGTTGCTAACATCTTCATTAAACCCGCAAGATCTATCAACTTCATCACACTTAATTTTGTTGGAGTAAGATCAGGCGTTCAGTTTAGCGAAGTTGTTGGAACTGTATAAATATTGGTAAGGAGATAATAAAATGGCTATACAAAACATAGGAGCTTTTAAAACAGCCCTCGTAGGCGGTGGAGCACGCGCTAATCTCTATCAAGTTACGTGTAACTCACCGGCAGTAGCACCAGAACTTCCTGGAATCTCAGGAGCTGGTTCAAAGATGCAATTCTTATGTCGAGCTGCTCAGTTGCCAGCTTCAACAATGGGTACCACACCTGCCTTTTTTAGAGGTCGAACTATAAACTTAGCTGGGGATCGAACTTTCGAGCCTTGGGTAATTACAGTTTATAACGACACTGATTTTCAGATCAGACGCTCTATGGAGACATGGATGAGGGAACAAAACGCTCATGAAGCAAATACTGGTGAACAACGGCCTGATCAGTATAAAGCGGATCTTTCTGTAGAACAGTTGGATAAAAATGGAGTCGTACTTTATTCGTATAAGTTTATCGGCGGTTTTCCAACAGCAGTATCTGCAATAGACCTAGCTTACGATGCTAACGATCAGATCGAAGAATTCTCTATCGAATGGCAATATGACTATTGGGAAAGTGGTGAAGGTACAACTGTTAATACTACTGGATCTGGTGCTGGCGGAGCCGGCCGGAATCCCATTTAACTTAATAGGTGAATAAATATATGTGAGGGGCAGCAATGCCCCTTGCAAATACAAAATAAAGGGTCGTTATGGCAGAAGAGAATTCAATTAAATTATTTGGTTTTGAGATTAAACGGGCTGGGAGTAAAGCTCAGGAAAAATTAAAGTCAGTAGTTCCGGCTCAAGACGAGGACGGTGCAGGATACGTTACTGCCTCCGGAAGTTACTACGGACAATACGTTGACATTGACGGAAACAATGCAAAAGATAACTATTCATTAATAATGAAGTACAGAGGAGTTGCTACTCATCCAGAAGTAGACGCGGCTATAGAAGATATTGTTAACGAAGCTGTAGTAGTTGATGATAATGCAGGTGTAGTATCAATCGGTCTAGATGACATTGAAGCTACAGATCAGATTAAAGAATCCATACAAGAAGAATTTAAAGGTGTACTATCAATGCTTAACTTCAAAGAGTTAGGCCACGATATATTTAAGAGATGGTATACTGACGGAAGAATATATCACCACTTAGTAGTTCCAGATGGAAATGAAAAAGGTGGAATTCAAGAGATACGATTTATTGACTCGCTAAAAATCAGAAAAGTAAAAGAGATTAAAAAAGAAAAAGATGAGAAGACAAAAGCAGACGTTATCAAATCAGTAAAAGAATATTACATCTTTCAAGAAAAACCAGGAAACAGCGCAAACAATAACGCTGTAAAATTTCATGTTGATTCTATCAGTTATGTGACTTCTGGTCTCTTAGATGAATCAAGAAAGAAAGTCGTTTCTCATCTACATAAGGCGATTAAACCTATCAATCAGTTAAGAATGATGGAAGACTCTCTTGTCATCTACAGATTAGCAAGAGCACCAGAAAGAAGAATATTTTATGTTGACGTTGGTAACCTTCCGAAAGGAAAGGCTGAAGAGTACTTAAAGAGTATTATGATTAAGTTTAGAAATAAACTTGTCTATGACGCCAATACTGGTGAACTTAAAGATGATAGAAAACATATGAGTATGTTAGAAGATTTTTGGCTGCCAAGACGTGAAGGTGGTAGAGGAACTGAAGTTACATCACTGCCAGGTGGAGAAAATCTTGGACAGATAGATGACATTATTTATTTTCAAAAGAGAGTATATAGAGCACTTAATGTTCCTATAAACAGATTAGAACAAGAACAGCAGTTTTCTTTAGGTCGATCAACTGAAATATCAAGAGATGAAGTAAAGTTTCAAAAGTTTATTGACAGACTAAGAAACAAATTTTCTTCTTTGTTTATGGAAATACTAAGAAAGCAGTTAGTTTTAAAAAAGATTATTACAGAAGCTGACTGGGATTCATGGAAAGAAGATATAAAAGTTGAGTTTTCTAGAGATAACTACTTTAGTGAACTTAAAGAAAGTGAACTATTAAAAGAAAGAATACAAACATTAGATATGATTCAACCTCATGTTGGTGAATACTTTACTAAAGAATGGGTTATGAAAAACATTCTTAAACTATCTGAAGAAGATACTAAAGATCTCGATCAAGAAGTCGATGATGAAAACCAAGATGAAGTTGATAAGGCTCAAGATAATGCTCCTGAAAAAGTAGATAAAGATTCAGATGAAGCATAATGGCAGACATATTAAAATACAGAAAGTTAGATGGAACAGAAGTAGAGGTCGCCAATAACTCTACAATAGCTTTAGGCCACACTGAAGCTTCTATTGAATTTACTGTAGATCTGGATCAGTTTGGTGTTTCGGCCGGTGAAACAAGGGGGTGGTTTTCTCTTGCTCCTACTTTGTCAGTTCCTCAAATATCTGATGTTTATGGCGTCACTATATCTCCAAATCAAGGACAAACTGTTAGTGTCACAATACAAACAGTAGATGCCAAGAATATAGATGATCTACAAAACAGAGTATTTAAAAGATTTTCTGATACTTTTACTGTTTCGGTAGTAAGAGCTTCGGCGCCCGCTGATTCTGTCCAAGACTCAGTTCCTAGTAACTTTTTAGTGTATCCAGATTCAGATGCAGCATTAGCGATTGTTAATGCGACTTTTGCATTGACTGATAGCGCTACAACTTTTGGAATTGTTGATTCTAATTATGTTCATATTAGACAAAACAGAGACTTTGACTTTCTTACGAATCTTCCAAAAACGATTGATAGTGTAGGAATAACTCGATCACTATTTGATTCTGATGTTCGAAAGTCTATAAATGTTACTGATGCTGGTGGTGATGGAAGTTTAGCATATAATAATTCTACAGGAATAATAACTTATACCGGACCTTCTGCATCAGAAGTCAGAGCACATTTTGGCGCGTCACAGGATCTGGTATACGATGCTTCAACTGGTATATTTAGTATAGACGTTGAGGTAAAATATACTAAAGACAACTTTGATTCAGATCTTAGAGATCGACTTACTACAACAAATACTGATTCTATCGCAGAAGGATCTAATCTATACTTTACAACACAAAGAGCAAGAAATACCATAAACGTTGCAGATCTTGGCGGTGACGGATCACTTACTTACGATTCTGCTAGAGGTAAGTTAAGTTATCAAGGTCCGGTTTCATCTGAAGTTAGAGCACATTTTACTGGTGACAAAGGAATCGTATATAACGATGGTTTAGGAATCATAAACATTGATTCTGGTAATATAAGAGGAATGTTTTCTGCCAGTGGAGACTTAACGTATAACAATGCAACAGGCCAATTTAGTTTTGATGTTGAACAAGTCTATACAAAAGCAAACTTTGATTCAGACTTAGGTGATGCAAATACTGGACAACTACCTGAAGGAACTAATCTTTATTATACAACCGCTCGAGCAGACTCAGCATTCGACGCTTCTTTTGCATTAGCATCCACTGATAGTTTATCTGAAGGAACCAATCTTTATTATACAACTGCTCGAGCAGATAGCGCAGCTCGAAGTGCTATGGTTGCCGTTGATGCTGGTGGTGATGGATCATTTGCTTATGATTCAGCGACTGGAAAATTTACTTATACAGGACCAAGTGCTACAGAAGTGCGAGCTCATTTATCTGCTACCGACGCAGGTGGCGACGGATCTTTTAGTTATAATAATTCTACCGGTGTTTTAACTTATACTGGTCCTTCTGCCTCAGAAGTTAGATCACATTTTTCTGCTCAAGGAGATCTAACCTATGATTCTGCAACAGGTGTTTTTCAATTTGATGTAGAACAAGTCTATACAAAAGCAAACTTTGATAGTGATTTTAACATTGCTATTGATTCTGCCAGTACAAGTGATTTATCTGAAGGAACCAATCTTTATTATACAACTGCTAGATTTGATACTAGACTTGCTAGTAAAACTACTGCAGATTTAACAGAAGGTTCTAATCTTTACTATACTACTGTTAGAGTTGATAGTGACTTCGATGCCAGTTTTGCATTAGCGTCAACAGACAGTTTATCTGAAGGAACTACTAATTTATATTACACAGACGCAAGAGTTAACACGGCATTTGATACAAGACTAGCAACTAAAAACACAGGTGACTTAGCAGAAGGATCTAATTTATATTACACTAATGCAAGAGCAGATGCAAGAGTAAATTTACAAACCGGTAGCAATTTAAATCTGAGTTCAAAATCAACTTCTGATCTTTCTGAAGGAACTAATAAGTATTATACAACTGTTAGAGTTGATAGTGATTTTGACGCTAGTTTCGCTCTAGCTTCTACAGATAGTTTATCCGAAGGTTCTACTAATTTATATTTTACTAATACTAGGGCAGATGCAAGAGTAAATGCAGTTTTACCAAACACTGGCAGTTTAACAGAAGGTAGTAATCTGTATCATACTACCGCTAGAGTTTATGCTGCTAGTATAGACTCAACCCGTACAATAGCGCTTATCAATAATGCTTATGTACAAGCAAGACAGATACAGTATAACACTAGCGACTTTCTAGATAGTACCACCATCACGGGTGTAGTAGATAATGCTTATGTACAAGCAAGACAGATACAGTATAACACAAGTGATTTTACAGATTCTGCTTTCGTAACAGGTCTTCCTATTAGTACGTTTACTAATGATAAAAATTATTTAGATAGTACTTACGCCTCTGCACTTATCGATTCTGCTCATATTAAAGCAGTTGTTGATTCAAACTATGTTCAACTAATACAGGCAGACCTTCAAAGAGACTCTTCTTTTATTTCTTCTATAGTTACTGGTGGCACACTAAATATGGGTGCCAACAATATTATTACAACCGGAAAAGTTCTCTTTGCTAATGTGTATTCTCAATTAAGTGATCTTCCTAGTGCTTCTACTTATCACGGAATGTTTGCTCATGTACATAGCACTGGAAAAGGTTATTTTGCGCACGCAGGTGCTTGGATTGAACTTGCAAACAATAGTCAGTTATCTAACTCAGGAAATTGGAATACAGCTTTTGGTTGGGGAGATCATTCAGCCGCAGGATATCAAAGCGCTGCCACTGCTTTAGATTCAGCAATGGTTTACAGATTTACCATTGATTCAACTAGAACTACTGCGTTGGTTGATGCGGCTTATGTTCAGGCCAGACAGACTAGTTATAATACCAGCGATTTTACTGATTCTGCATTTGTCACTGGATTGCCAATCAGTACATTTACAAATGATGCGAATTATTTAGATAGTACAACTATAACAGGCGTTATCAATACAGCATATGTTAGAGCTCGACAAGCTCTTATAGATTCAGATTTAACAAAACTATTAGTCGACTCTGCTTATATTCAATTAAGAGATAGATTTCAAGATTCATCTTTAGTAACTTCTACTATTGACTCTGCTTATATAAATGCAAGAGTTTCTACTGTTGATTCTGCAGCTGTGCAAGCAATTATTGATAGTTCATATTTAGAAGTAATTATAGATTCTGATTATGTTACGGCAAGAGCAGGGGTTAATCTTGATTCCGCTTCTATTGCTTCAGGTGTTATATTAACAACTGTCGATAACGCATATGTACAAGCAAGGCAAATTCAATATAATACAAGTGACTTTACTGACAGCACATTTGTTACGGGACTTCCTGTAAGCACATTCACAAATGATGTTCAATATTTAGATAGTACAACAGTTCAAGGAGTTATAAACGCTACATATGTTCAAGCAAATCAAAATGATTATTTAGATTCTACTTTAACATCACAATTGATCGACTCAGCGTACATTGCTTTAAGAACCACATCTGGTACAGATTCAGCAACTGTAATTAATTTGATAGACTCTGACTACATATCTAATAGAGTTGTTGCTTTTGCCAATCCAATATTTACAGAATTTAAGTATGTAACTGATTCTGCTGGTCAAATAGTGTTTGAAGGAAACGATGCAAATGGAAATGCACTATCTATCGAAACTGGAAATCATTCAGTATTTGTAAATGGTATTAGACTTCTTCCATCTGACTTTACTTCTGATGTTACTAACAATAGAATTACTCTTGACTCTACAGGAGCGGCTGCTGATGAAATAGTAATAAGTACAATTAAAGGAAAGAACGCTCTTGCTGGAATAGCAATAATCGATTCAGATTATATCTCATCCAGAACTATCGCTGTAGCTAATCCACAGTTCAATAACTTTAGATATATTGCAACATCAAATCAAACTGCATTTACCGGTTCCGATGTTAACTCTAAAGCCTTAAGTATTACTCCTTCAAACTTTCAAATATTCTTAAATGGAGTTAGATTATTAGACTCAGACTTTACTGCAGATACTGACAATAATACTATTACGTTATCTTCCGGGGCAACAGCTAGTGATGAACTAGTTGTCACAACAGTAATAGGACAAACCGCAATTGCTGGTATTGCTGCTGTTGATTCAGCTTATGTTCAAGCAAGAGTTGCTGCTGGTACTGATTCATCGACTGTAATAAGCCTTATTAATGATACAGTTGATTCGGCATATATAAATGCGAGAGTTTCTACTGTTGATTCTGCGCAAGTACTAGGAATAGTTGACTCGGATTATATTGCTACTGCTGTGCCTGGTGTAGTTGCGCCTACGTTTACTAATTTTAGATATATTGCTGATTCAGGAGATACAGCTTTTAGTGGAGCAGATATTAATGGAAAGACTTTATATTTAAGAACAGGAAATCATTCAGTATTCTTGAATGGAATTAAACTACTAGACTCTGATTTCACATCTAATACTGCAACCGATACCATCACGCTTGCTAGTAGTTTAGACAGTGCAGACGAAGTATTAATTCAAACAATAACCGGCGATATTGTGACAACAGGAACGGCTATTGACTCAGGATACGTTCAAGCAAGGCAAGAAGGAGTTAATGCAACATTTAAGGACTATAAGTTTGTTGCAACGGCAAATCAAACTGTTTTTTCTGGTAATGATGCAAACGGAACTGCGCTAAGCTTTGAAGCCAATAAGTTTCATGTATTATTAAATGGTATAAGATTAGATGCTAGTGACTTTACAGAAAGTGCGGGCAATAATAAAATTACATTAGCAACTGGTGCTGCAGTATCAGATGAACTTATAGTAAGTACTATAGGAACAGAAAAAACTACAACACTTGCATCAATAACAAGTACAGTTGACTCAGCGTATGTTCAGGCCAGACAAGTAGATCTTCAAAGAGATTCTGCCTACATCGCTAATATAGTTGATTCAGCTCTTGGAACTATTAATGTTATTGGTCCTAGTGGTCCAATCGTTATTGGCTCATCTACACCTGATACAACAATATCTGGTGGCACACCCGCAATGCAAGTTGTTGGTTCTGGCTTTAACGGCACACAATCAATAACAAGAAGAGACAATGGAGAGTACGGACCTTCTTTAATGCTCGCAAAAAGCAGAAACACTACACCTGGAAGTAATACTATAGTTCAAGACGGTGATACGTTAGGTGGTGTAATTTTTATCGGTGATGATGGAACAGATCTAGACACATATGGTGCCAGTATTACAGCTAAAGTTAATGGAACTCCAGGCGCTAATGACATGCCAACGAGTCTACATTTTAATATTAATAGGGGAACAAGTACTCCTTATGAAGCGTTTAGAGTAAATCATTTCACATCTACAGATAACCTTTTACATCCTAGATCATCATTTGGTTGGTATACTACCGGAGGTAATCAAAGAAATGTGGCGATGCATGTTTCTGGTCATAGATATTATTTTCCAGCAATGGCATTAGAAGACTACGATGGTGCAACCGCCTACGCAGGAACGTTCGTGTTATTTTATAGAAATAATACTCATGCCGGTTCAATTACTAGTACATCTGCATCATCTGTGAGCTACGGAACGAGCTCAGATTATAGAATGAAAAGTAATGTTGCAGATTTAGACAGTGCAATAAATATAGTAAAAAGTTTAAAACCAAAGAAGTTTAAATGGAAGAGTGAAGACAGTGCTGATTATGATAATCCTTTTGTAATGGGATTTATAGCACATGAAGCTGACAGTGCGATACCACTGAGTCAAGGAATAGTTATAGGTGATAAAGATGAAACAGATAGTCACGGAACACCTAAGATGCAATCAATGGACTATGGTAAGATGACGCCACTAGTAGTTAAAGCTTTACAAGAAGCTTTAGAAAAGATAGAAACCTTAGAAGCAAAAGTTGCAGCTCTAGAAGGAGGTGGATAATGAGTAGAGCAAGAGATCTTACAAATTTTTCAGTACAAGATAGTAGACTGTCGAATGTAGATTCTGATTACATAGAACCATTGCTAACACCAATTCATATATCAGGCAGTGTTGCGATGATTGGCAGAACGTCTTCGTCTTCTTCTACGGCAGGTGCACAATTTTCTTCTGATGGCAATAATATTGTAAGAGATGGTCAGTCTGCCTTAACTATAAAAAGACTAACATCAAATGGTGATATGATTACACTTGCAAAAGATGGCGATGTAGTAGGCAGTATTGGTGGTATTAAAACCTCTTCTGGTGGTAGAACGTATCTTTCGGGGTCAACTACTCATAGCATTTATGTCAATGGTGGTAGTGCCAACGTAAATCCGGGAACTGCAACAGGGTCTGATAATGACAATGCTATTGACTTAGGTGCTAGTTATGCAAGATGGAAAAACCTTTACCTATCAGGTGGTGCATACCTAGGCGGCACTGTGTCAGCAAATTATTTAGACGATTATGAAGAAGGTACATTTTCTCCTACATTAAAGAATGAAGGCGACACAAATTTAAGCACAACTAAAACTAGTAGCAATGTTGGAAGCTATGTAAAAATTGGTACGAGTGTTCAATTTCAAATAATAATATCTATAAGTGCAGTGAGTGGAGGAAGCGGTCAAAATCTTATTGTAGACAATATGCCATTTGTAGCTAAATCTATTTATACTAACGGCTATGGTGGAGCAGTGGTGACGTATACTGCTTGGAATACTACAGACCCTAAAGTCGCTGTGGTGTTACATGGTTCAGATAATTTAAGACTTTATACTGGAGCTTTACAGCCAGCACTCAGTAATCAATTATCTTCATCAACTTACATTGTATTACATGGTCAGTACGAAACAGCATCATAGGGAGAAAAATAATGGCAATAACAAAAGAAATAGAACAAGATAAAATTGAGGTAGTAGGCGAGTTCAAACACATTCAAGTTAGAACTGCTACTGTTATTAAAGAAGATGGTGTAGAACTTTCAAGAAGTTTCTCACGTCATGTTGTTGGACCAGATGACGACAGCACAAACGAAAGCGCAGATGTCAAAGCAATGGTAGCACAGTTTCATACAGATGAAATTAAGAAAGCATACGCTGACCACATGGCAAAGGTAGGACCATAAAGTGAGTAGAACAAGAGATTTTTCAAAGCTAATAAACGGAATAGCCGCGAGTAAAATTACTAGTGGTACGCTTGATGATGCTCGTTTGTCAAACATAGATTCTGATTATATTCAACTAAGACAATCTAGTGCAGATTTAACTAACCTAAGTGCTTCTAATTTAACATCAGGATCTATTCCAACTGCTCGAATAGCTGATGATACTATTACAGCCGGTCAGCTTGCAGATGATATAGCTATTTCTACTACTGCAGCTATACAAGGATCACAGTTCAATGTTGGAGGACTAAAAATTTTAGAAGAAGCAGAATTTGGTTTTGGCGACGGAAGTGCAAACAAAGTTGTTAATACCGCTTATGCTTACACATTTAGTCTTGCTGCCGGAACTTGGCTACCTTTAATAAAGTGCTATGGCGCATTTTTCGAAAACCATGGAAATTCTAATTCAGTCGGACTTTACTACGTCATGAATAGAATAGGAACAACATCAGGCGGAGAAGATATTGCCAATGAATGGATTATTTCTCCTAAGTGGGGAAACTCAACTAACTCTTATAATACATCAGCTACCTCAGTTGGGGCAGGCCAGTTTACGTTAGGAAGTACTACAACTCTTCACGCTACTTGGAACTGTATTGAGTATGGCACCAGTAGTAACTATTGGGTTAGAAACGGTGGTTTTGGTGCTAAATTTTATAGGTTAGGATAATGATTGATAGTGTAACAAAAGACGACTTAAAAGCAACAGTAGATATGATTCTTAAAAAAGATTTTCCCAATGCAAAGTATAAGTTTTTAAATGATGTATTAGTATGGGAAGATTCTGCGGCACAGCCTACAGATTCAGACCTACAAAATAGAATTAAATTATTCGATAGCGCATTAGGATAGTAATATGAGTAGAACAAGAGATTTAGCAGATTTAATAAATGGAATATCAGCGGCTAAGATTACGAGTGGTAGTCTAGATTCTTCTAGAATTCCTGACCTGTCTACTGCTAATATTACAAGTGGAACTTTTGCCAACGCAAGATTGTCTAGTAGTTCTGTAACACAGCATGTAGACTTATCAAGTATTGATTCAGATTATATACAACTAAGACAAGTTGATAACAAGCCTAATAGGAATGTGATCATAAATGGTGATATGTCAGTTGCTCAACGAGGCACATCGACTGCTGGATTAGGAACAGCTAACGTTTGGACTACTGTTGATAGGGTGCGGCATGTGTTTTCTGGCACTAACGGTAGAGTTACATCTACTCAAGAATCAATTTCAGATCTAGCTGGATTTACAAAAGCTTTAAAGGTTGCTTGCACAACTGCTGACACTTCCATCGCAGCTGGCGAATATTTTATGTTGCAAGAAAGACTAGAAGGTTTAACAGTACAAAATTTTCAAAAAGGTACATCATTAGCAAGAGGCTTTGCAGTAAGTTTTTATGTAAAAGGAAATGCTGCAGCAACTTATACATGCGAGCTTTATGATAACACAAACAATAGACAAATATCAAAAACGTTTAATGTTACGAGTAGTTGGACGAGAGTGAAATTATTATTCCCTGCAGATACTACAGGCGCGATAACTAATGATAATGGCGCACAATTAGTTCTAAGTATTTGGCTCCACGCAGGAAGTGACTTTACAAGTGGCACATTAAACTCAAATTCTTGGGCAGCTACATCCAGTGATATACGCGTTAGTAGCAGCGGAACATCGTTTTTTGATAGCACATCAAGAACTTTTTTTATCACAGGTTTACAGTTAGAACCAGGAGACCAGATTACGGAATTTGAACACGAGTCTTATGAGAAAAATTTTGATAAATGCAGAAGATACTATCAAACAACAGACAATGATGTTCAAGCCGCAGGTTTCGGTTATAACTATCATCATCCAATGTGCACTATATTCTTTCCTATCACAATGAGAGCTGCACCAACTGTAACTTGGGTCAATAGTGGCAATAATGGTGCGCATTCATCAAAAAGCGGTCACGGTGGTATTGCGTACTCAAGTCCAAGTTCTTGTAGTTTTAATCAATCTTCTGGATCAATAAGATTCTTTTTTGGTGGTGGAAGCTGGAGTGCTGATCCTAGTGAATGGGGACAGTCCATGCTAGGTCAATGTAATGCAACACTACACGCGGAGCCATGATATGGAAATAAAAAATGCAAAATATATTAAAAATTTTTTAGATACTTCTAAGAATGCCAGTATTGAAGCCGACGTTGATGGTATAAAAGTTTGTATACCGATAGACTCTGATAATAGAGAATATAAAGAGATGTTAATACAAGTCGGTAATGGAACAATAACAATAGCAGAGGCTGATAGCATATAATGGGACTACAAAGAATGACAATGCAAAACGCTGTAAGCAGAGAATTTTTAAACATTAGAATTGAAAGAGGACAAATACTTGGTAACGGAAGAATTGTTGTCGCGACTGAATCACATATTAAAAAATATTATTTTAATCAAAAAGTATTTCCTGATACAAAAAAATGCACACAAATGATGAAAGCTTTCCATCCGGATCTTTTTGTTGATTTTTATGAAGGTGAATATGTATGTGTAACAATGAATAGGATTGACTGTTTAGGTGATCATACGAGAGATCCTCAAAATCAAGTTGGTGATTATAGATCAAATATAAAGAATTATTTACAGTTATATAAATGTTTTGGTAACGAAGTATGTAAAAGAGATCTAACGCCTGATAATATATTGTATAGAAAGTCAGATAACAAGTTTTTTATTATTGATTGGGATAATACAACACATTTTGACGACGATGATCAATGCTATAATTTTTACAAAGAACAATTATGCGACTGGAGATGGAGTGATTGGTTTGAGTTAGATAGGAAAGAATTAGAAGAAATCTTTCAAGAAGAATGGAAAATAATTTCAAGTTAGAAGTCTAAACTTGTATAAATAATCTAAAATATGGAGAATCTTTATGGAAAATGAAATAATTGAAAACAGTGATGAAATGGATACAGAGGCCGAGATACAAGATGAAGATCAGGTTGTAGATGAAGTTGAAGATACCGAAATGGAAGCAGAGGCTGAAGTTGAGGTAGAGGTAGATCCTATTTCTGAACTTATAGGTTCTATTGAAGCAAAAGACTATGTTGCTGCTAATACTGCATTTAACGATATGCTAGGACAAAGATTACAAGATGCAATGGAAACGGAAAAGGTTGCTATTGCAGATACTTTATATAACGATACACCGCAAGATACTACAGATGAAATTTCAGACGAAGATATAGAAGATACTGAAGAAGATACTACAGCACAATACGAAGAAGAATCTGTAGCCGCCGCATGAACTTCACAGATTTTAGAAGCTCCTTAATTGAGAATAAAAAACTCAAGATTAAAGGGACTACGATCGAAATTAAGAAAGTCGGTCGAAAGTATCGTGCTATGGTAGACGGTGACAAGTTAGATGATTATGCGACTGAAATGCAGGCCATGAAAATGGCCAAAGAGTTTATAAAACAGTATAAAGGT